AAACTCGAGAGCCTGAACGTATTGGTTAATACGAGCGGCAAATCCTTCGTCCTGTTGGAGCCTATCTTGGATGTCCGTTGCAGGAATCTCTTCGGTCCCTTGGACGATGCTTTGCAAGACGCTCAGACGAAGTTGAGAATTGGCGTTTTGCGGTGCATTGACGACCTGTCCCGATGCAATCTTTGCGAAGTCGGCCGAAGTCTCCTTGATCTCCTTGTCCGTTGCCTCTTGTGCGGGGGCAATCAATTGATTGGCCAAGTTCGGGTCGATTGCCTCAATTACCTTGCGAAGGTAAATGTCATATCGAGCCTGTCCGCTTCGGTCATACTGAGCCATCAACTTGCCCACCGTATCCAACTTCTCAATCACCTTCGACTCGTCCGCATTCATCGAGTTCCAAGATATGTTGAAATCATAGAGCTCGCTTGTCTCGTCCATGATCAGAGTCGCACCCTGCTCATTATTCGTAACCCGAAACCATACGCTTGGACCCGCATATGCCCTGTCGAGGCACCATACCCGTTTTAAGATTTGCTTCCATCCCATGAGCCAGCGATTGACCAAGTTTTGTCTAATGGTGTTCGCCTCCACCGCATCAGCGTCCGAAGTGGCCCGACCGGCGATGCGGTTGGCCAATTGCCTGAGTTGCATTTCCACCTCCATCGAGGCGGGGCTGTAGCGGGGGATTTCCATGAATCCAACCTCTCCCCGTCGCCTCACGGGGATTTGACTACCAGGCCCAATCGCCGAAGGCTTTTTTCCCGCCAAATATTCGACAGGTGGGACCGTACTCATGCTCGCTCTGTCACGCCGAGCGTCCATCTCGGTCTTTACGGCGATTTGATAATCCTTCAAAAGTTCAGGGTACCCCCTTGAGTCGAGCAGACGATGGTTCAGGCTTTCCCGTGTAATACAAACGAATGGGTAACGACCTTCATCATACGAAACGGGCTTGTGGTAGGCCGCGCCTTCCACCTCGTCGGCAAACACGGTTTGCGTGACAACGGGAACCTCGTCGGTTGGATCAATCTCTTTGCGATAGGCAACGATTACTCGGACCATCCCGTCATAGTGTTCATCACCATAGCCCGAGGCGGACCCGTAAGTCATCATGTTGCTCGAGTAGCTCTCGTCGGCATAACTCCCTTTCGAGTTCTCGAGCAATTCGTCAATCCATTTGGCATCCCAACCGTCATTCACCTTTTGCTTCAACGCTTCGGGGCTAAAATAATGAATGCAGTAAATCGCCCGAGCCGATTCCAAGTCGATCACATTGCTGTCCACTACGATCTCTCTGCCCAACTCGTACGCTTTTACGCACGGCCTGTTTTCGACCACTTTTTCGGTCGGAATTTCGCTCACTCCCTCCTCTCGAAGTTCCCTGATTACTCGATTGATCCGCCCCTTCTTTAGCTTTGGGTAGGCTTGTTTAAACATTTCGGCGACCGCATCCTTCATCTCGGGATCTTCGATCGCCATCGCCAATTCGGGCGACTGTTGAGCGATCTCTTCCAAGTTGATCGGGCGAAAAACCCGAGTGGTTTCCCTCTTCCAACTAGTGCCGAAGAAAGTCAGGCCGTTTTGCAAAAGATAATTAGCGCCTATGGCGGCCTCCCGTTGGAGTTCCTCCATCGAGCCCATCCGCCATCGAAGAAACTCGCTTACCAATTTAGCCGAGGCAACGTCACCCGATTCAACGGGGGCCGCAACCAAGTTAGCCTGCGAAAGCGATTGACCGAGCAGGGCAACGTCCCCGTCGATCAAAGGCGATATGAGGTGGGGCGATAAATCAGACGCACCGTCCCAAGGAAATGCCTCGGGGCCGAGCTTCTTTCCCGTATCGTTCTTGCCCGCCCACTCGTTAAATCGACATTCCCGTCCATCCTCGGCCTTGTCCATCCAAAACGATAGGTTCGCTTTCGCATCGTCAAAATCCCGTTTCAAATCATCAACGTCGGGCGATTTCTCGCTGAACTCCTGAACGCTTAATCCATTTCCTTCTTCTTCCATAATATTACTCCTCCAAATTTATCATTACATTTTTAAATTTACTCAGGGCCTCGCTTTCGATCCGCCTGACCGTTTCAAATCCGATCCCCAAAAAGCCGGCGATCTCGTGAAGCGTGAAACTCCTCGGGTCGCGCTCGTCTTGAATCGCACCAAGAGCCTCCTCAACGACCATTTCCCGCAGGAGCGAGTCGATGCGGGACTCGAATTGATCCCTAGTCTCATACGAGTCGGTACAGGTCATCCTCGACACGTTTGACAAGTAGGACGCTCTTTACGGGACGATTGTCCTCGGGTCGCTTGACGCATCTCGCATAACCCTCACGTCCCGAGAATCCGATTAGCATAAGACGGGGATTCGGGACGTGCTTTAGAACGAATGCTTCCTCGATCTGCTCCTCCGATGGCTCAACCTTGGTCACCTCATCCACGATGATCGCATCCTCTTTGTATATGCCGATGCAAGTCGATCGAGGGATGCCCGTTTGCTTGCTTATCTTCGGCCAACTCATCCCGCCCTTTCGAAGCAAAACAACCTGGTCCCGATCCAATTTAGTCCATTTCTTTCCAACTCCCATATCAATAGCCTCCTCCACCTGTTACTTGCATATCCGCCTCGCTAAAATATTCGAAATTCCCGACTGCAAACATTCTTACGCAATCGACAAAGTCCTTGGCGGGGTGTTTCAAGTCGCCCACCTCATAAGCCTGGATACTTGCGATTAAATTTTGGCACTCATCCGAAATCATCAGGCTGGGCCGATTGTCGAAGTCCATCGGCTTGGTCCGATCCCATGCCAATAAATTATTTATTGCCTGCAAACCCGTCTCGATGTCCAACGCCTCGGCCGGCTGAACGATGATGTCCTCGACCGCCAGGTCGTCTATGATATTGCTCGAGCCTTCGGCCTTTTGATACGAGGCCGCTCCAAGACGAGGGTCGATTATACGAATCACATCATCATCGCAGATCGATTCCATCCGATGGATCTCTTCAGCATAGTCTCGAAGGCCGTAGCCATTCGGTTGGGCCGCTTCGCCCCCCGATACTTTTTCTTTCGTCAGGTCAATCCATCCGCCCCAAGTATCAAAATCAGGAAACTCCCTGACCGCCCATGCAACCCCGTGAGGATCGATGGCAAACAGGACCATCGACCAGGGCTTTGCTCCCGCAGGGTCGATCGACAAAACCCAATTGGCCTCCGAGAGGTCGGGGAGGTCATCCTTTTTTATGATATTCTTGTCACCGAAGGATGGGAAAACCGTTCGACTCTGTTTCGTCGGGACTCCATACGCCCGACATAAAATGACGTCCCTCTTCTCTCCATCGAGTTGACTCTTCATGGCCGACCATCCGCCAAAGGGGTTGGCCGAGGTGTGAAAGTAAACAACGCTCGAGGCTTTGCGAAGAGGCTGTTGGACAAGCGGGACATCCTCACCTCCGAGGAGGTCCGCTTTGGCCGACTTGACCGTGCGGGCTCCCGTCAGCATCGATTTGACGACTGAGTTCCAACCGTCTACGGCGGTGAAGGAAATTATGCCCGATGCGGGGCGAACCACTCCATCATAGGAGCTTTTGTGCGAACGAGTTACGCATCTAAAGCGAAGCGTTTCGACCCAACTCATGGGTACGAGTTCGTCGGCCCAAAAGCCTATGTTGTGAGTGCCGTTGATCGGCGGAGCGGGACATCCGATCTCCCCTCCTTCGATGGTACTGATGTCCTGGCTCCAATTACGAAAGATGCACTCGGATCGGTTGGGCAAAGTAAACTTGCCGGCAGTGAAGCCATTGCGAAGAGAGTACATTATATACCCGACTTTGCCCCTGCCGAGTGACTTCATCTCCTTTGGAAGGTATTTGAATATTAATTTTTGCTGAAATTGGATCGAATTGGCCGAGGTCTCCGTCAGGCACCAAATAATCGTGCCAGGGTTCTCAACGAGGGTTTGAACTACCCGCTTGGCGCATAGCTCGGACTTGCCAGCCCTATTTCCGCCCATAAGGAGGATCTCCGAGTGAGTCTTGAGCTCCTCGTCGGCGAGTTTCCAGGTGTCGAGTTCGAAGCCATGGCGGTAAGGATCGTCCCGTTCGGCCTCTATGGCGGCCTCTCTAGTGTTATAATACTCGAGGATCTTCTCGGGCTCCATCCGAAGCATCTCCTCTTTCGTGAGGGCGGGAAGAGCGGGATGTGGAGTCCATTCCATGATTAAAATCTAACAAATTGGCGATTTGATTGTAACCTCGCCGATTGACAATTGTCGGAATTTTTTTATGGCTACTAATCGGTCTT